GTCAAGTTTGGAGTGATGCAAATGCATGCTGCAAATGTATTGATGGTGCGCAAGTTTATCATGGACATTGCTTGCACATCCGATCTACGCAAGACAGACCTGTTGCGCTTCATTGACCTCGCGGTAACAATGACCTTTGTCCCAACTGACAATGAGTTGTTGTCGAAAGAGATTGCAGGCGTTGCTTCGCTTGCATCTCGTGCCAATGAAATGTCGCTCTTCGAAGCTGAGGATCCTATTCATGGGAGCCTCAGTAAGAGGTGCGATTGAGACTGCCCGGTTGTGTCACAGGGGATGGATTCCAAGGTTTCTGCTCTGACCCACCCCAATTTGGTTGTGACTAAAACTCAGGGCGGTGTAGTGAAGGTGCGCAAAGTGTTCAAAGTGGGCGGTTGGGCCCCTCCTTCGAACATTGGTGTGCATAATCCCACCATTAATAATGTTGCTCGTGGTGTGCTTGAGCGTGTTTTTTATGTTAAACGCGATGGTAAATTTTGCGTTCCACTCAAGCCGTTACCTGGTGTGTTTCATGAAAGATTGAACTATTTTAAAGACCTTCTTTGTTGTGGTGTGTCCGAGACCGCCCCCCTTGAGATTCAGGAGTTCCTAATCTCTACACGGGCCGCAGATTCACTGTATACAAAAAGGCCGCCGATTCTCTTGTGGTTGAGAGTATAAGTCGACGTGATTCTTTCATTCGCGCCTTTGGTAAGTGTGAGAAGGTTAACTTGGATGTTAAGAAAGATCCAGTTATGCGAATTGTCTCACCCCGCAATCCTCGTTTTAATGTGATGGTAGGTAGATTTTTGCGCCCTTTGGAGGGCAAAGTCTACAGTTCAATTGCCAGAATCTTCGGTGAGGTTACTGTGTTTAAGGGCTTAAATTCCTCTGATGCCGGTAAACTGATGCACAAGAAATGGTCAAAGTTCACTGATCCAGTAGCAATTGGCAGTGACGCAGTGCGTTTCGATCAACATGTCAGTGTTGATGCATTGCGATGGGAACATTCGAATTATTTGAAATGTTTTGGTGGTGATCCAGAGTTGCAGAAATTATTGAATATGCAGCTCCTTAACGAC